ATGATTTTTTATTATCTCATATTTATTTGTTAACAAGGATATATTTTTAATTTTTTTAGAAATTAATAATTTTTTTTCATATTTTTTTATAAAAAACTCACCATCAACAAAGTTATAAATTTTATGAAATCCAAATGGGTCGTCATAAAAATTTAAATTATCTTTAAAATTGTATGAAGGTTCTATACTAAATTTTTTGGTGTCACCCATATCTTTATAGTAAAGATGGTTATATATTGAATAATAAACATCTTCTGGTATTTTTTCTAAGTCGTCAAATCCATTGGTAATTATTTTTTTAAAATTTTTATCGTTTAGTGCTTTTTTTATTAAACTAATACTTCTTAGTGATAACCCACCGTTTCCTTGTGTCATATTAATAAATGTAATATTTGTTATCATTTTTTGAATTCCTTTAGTATGGTCCAATCCCCAGTTAGCCCCTAAATAGTCAAATTCTAAAAAGTAATCATCAAAATTTTTATAAATAAAAGTATCTGTTTGGTAAATTAAAACTTTTTCACAATCAATCTCATCCCAAAAGTTAATATCTAGTAATAAGTTGTTATAATCGTTTCTATTTAATTCTCTTTTAATTAATCTAATTTCTATTTCTAAACTAATTTGGTTACAAATAGATTTAATTTGTTTGTAATTATTTTGGTGACAATAAATAATGTGACCCCAACCGTCACCCAATTTTTGAATGGTGTTTTTTATAACAAATTCATTATGGTCTAAATTTCTGGTTTCAATTATTAATGATTTCTTTTTTGATGATTTATCTATTTTTGGAAATTCTTTTGGTAGATGATTTGTTATATTTTTACAAATTTCTATGAATTTGGTAAAATCTATTTTATTGCCATAAATAATTCTATTCTCAAATTGTCCATGATTTAAATAATGTGTATTAGCATCATTTTTTGTTTTAAGACCAGCGTTTCTTAAATCTTCATAATACCCCAAATAGAATTCCCAATCAAAATCTTCAGGTAATTTATTTTTCATTTGTTTTATTTTTAATATCTTTTTTAATTCTTATATATTTATACCACAATCTTTCATGACCAAAATATATAAATGGCTTCATAATAAGTTCACCAACACCAAGCAATGTCGAAACCTCAATTGTCGCACCTAACGAATATGCAACGACAACTGTAGTTAAGGTTCCTAAAAATCTATAACTAACTGTTTTTAAAATATGTCTAATTAAAACAGATTCTTCTTTTATAGTTTTTATATATGCGACATTATTTTCGACACTACAATAACCAACACAACTAACATGCCATTTATAATCATTAATTTCCGGTAACCAATCTTTAGTTGTTTGAGTGTGTCCATCAATAATGATGTCTGAAACTAATGTCTCGTTACCGTTTTCAATTAATCTCCATCTTCCATCATCAGTTTTTGAATCTGTGTTAAATCTGATTTGATAAGTTTTACTTTGTATTTGCATATGTTAAAAAATTAATTATATAATCTTGTATCGATTCGTCCACCATATCCTTCCATTTGTCGTCTCCTTTAGCGATTGAGTTTCTTATTCCTGTTGCAGATATGAATCCGATATTATCTGGCGGTGTAAATTCATTTATTTCATACCCAACACCTCTACCGTAATTAACGGATTCAATATCAGGAATAATGATAACTTTAACATCATCACCTTTTGAGTTATGATATTCTTCAATCATCTTTACCGTTTGTTTAGTGGTAAATGGATTTTTATCATCAGGTTCAATATCCCTAACCATTATTAAAGCTGGTATTCCCTCATTTAACTTTTGTTGTATTAGGTTAACATGTCCGTAGTGGTATGGTTGATATCGACCTATAAAAATAGCGTATTTTTTATCTTTATTTGTGGTGGGTTGTCCACCGTGGTTTTTCTTTTCCCAACTCATAGTTTTATTTTTTTATTTTAGGGTGTAATTGTAATTCATTTAAACACTTTTCCCAATTTTCAAACAACATACCTCTATCATCGATATAGACAGTTGCCGGGAATTTATGGTTAGAAACCTCAGTTATGTATTTAGATAAACCATATTTTTCTAACCAAGGGTTGATAACCTCTTTTGGTCTTGATGAGAGAATTTTAAGGATATAACCCTCTTCATGTAATTTCTTAAGAGATTCTTCAGTACCTTCCATGGGAGGGTCGTAAGCATTGCCTAAACCTTTAAATCCTTTAGAATATTTATGAATAACACCATCAAAATCAATTGCGATGGTATTTCTTTTATCTAAGTTGTTTACTTCCTTCAAATTAGATTCAATGATACCTAAGTCTTTTAAGTCTACTATAATCACGTCAGTACATTGTTCTATCGACCATTTATCAGTGTCTAGTGTTCTAAATGGTTTAATTGGTTCTTCGTATGGTGAGTCTATTCCAGTAAATTGTTTAATTTCACCTGCTCTCGCTTTTTTATATAACCCTTTAGGGTCACGTTGTTCACAAATATCTAAATCTGCTTTTACATAAACCTCTAAAAAGTTATCTCTACCAATAATATCTTTTGCTTTTTCTCTTTCTTCTCTAAATGGTGAAATAAATGCTGTAATAACAATTACACCAGAATCAGATAAAAGTTTAGCTACCTCAGCAATTCTCCTAATATTTTCTTTTCTGTCATCATCAGAAAAACCTAAATCTTTGTTAAGGCCCATTCTAATATTATCACCATCTAAGATATAAGCTAATTTACCTTCTTTTTGGAGTCTAAGTGCTAATTCATTTGCTATTGTTGATTTACCTGACGCTGATAACCCAGTTAACCAAATAACTGGCGATTTTTGTTTAATAAGTTTTTGCCTATCTTCTTTTGTTACCACATGTTTGTGTTCTATTAAATTTGTATTCATTTTCATATTTTAATAAATTTATCATTTTTATATATAAAAGTATTTATAACTTTAATCCATTTACTAACCAAATTTTTATTTTCCAATATAAAAGGGTGAAGTGTTTCTTTAAAATCTTTTTTAGATTCATCTAAATATTTTTCATCATTTTTTCTGGTATAACTTTCTTTATGGTAAGCAACAGAATAACCATCGTTATAGTTTTTAAACCCATTAGATAATACTTTTATACCTAACTCAACGTCTTCAAAACAATTATTATAATTTTCATTAAAAAGTCCCATTTTAATAAATAAATCTTTATTTATTAATAGTAATGCGGCTGTATTACAAAAAACTTCTCTAACAGTGTTATTAAAATTATAGTAGTTATTTAATTTTTCGTGGGTTAGATTTATGGATGGATAAAGTTCTTCAAAATTGTTAGCATTTAAAACTTTATCGGAATGAACTATAACTCCATTATGTTGTATGGTGTTATTTGGGTAATGTAACCTACACCCAACAGAACCACAATCTTTATTTGTTAAAAAAACGTTTAACATAGAACTAAGAACATCATTTTTGATTTCAATATCATTATTACAAAATAATAAAAAATCGTGACCGTTACCTACATAGTTTTTAACAACATCGTTATTTATTTTAGCGAAATTATAATAATCATACTCAATTATTTTTAAATTCTTATAATCTTCAAAACTAATTTTTATTTGGTCCAATTCTTCTTTTGTAGACCCAGTATCAGCAATAAAAATACTAAATATGTCATGGTCACAATTACTGTAAAATGAATTAACACAATTTATTAAAAGTTCTAAATTTCCTTTTGTTGGTATTATTATTGCTACTTTTTTTAATTTTTTAAAATTTTTTCTTTTTATTTTTTCGTAAAATATATTTTTAGGTTTTAAATCTAATGGTAAATATTTTTTATATTTTTCTAAAAAAATTTCTTTTATTTTAAAAAATTCTTCATTAGGTTTACCCTCTGAATTGTGTGTAATGTCGAAAGAAAATGTAACACCTAATTTTACACCCTCAATAAAATTACTAACACAAAAAGAATGGTCATAAAAATGAAACCCATTTATATCCTCGTCAAATAGTTTTTTAATTTTATTTTTATCAACAGAAATAAAGAGTCCATCTAGGGTGACTACTTCAATTAAATCATTAAATTTAGGTGAGTATTTGGTTAACGTTTTTTTGTTATTATTTCTGTGGTAAACTTGTCCCACCATAGTTTGGTCCCTTTTGCTCCAAAAAATACCTGATTCAGACATGAAACAAGAACCGGCTTTACCTATAACACCAAACTCAGGATTTTTTAAAAAATCATTTAACAATTTTACACCCCAATTCTGTGATAAAAAAATATCATCATGACAAAAAACTAGAATATCGTATTTAGATTCTTTTAATCCTCTATTGTAAATTTCTGATAAGGAAAACTCATTTTGATTATTATATAATAATATTTCATATTCCTTTAAACCACTAGTTTTTTTTATGTGATTTTTAAACTTATCAACACATAAATTGTCTTTATTAGAAGAAACAATAACACTAATCATTATATAACTTTTTATAAATAAAACCTTATTTTTTAAAATTTAAACCCTAGAAATTTTAAACATTTCAGATTCTCGTTCTCTTCTAGTTTTTAAACCTGGATATTCGTCAAACATATTACTTGAGATATTTTTTATCTCTTCTTTAGCTTCTTGGAACTCACTTCGTTTAACGTATTGAATAAATTTGCTTGTCCTTAAATTACCCACACCATGATTATAGGTTATAGAAACCATAGCATCATACATACCTTGTGTAATTTCAGGTTCTATACCTTTTTTATTCCACCCATCTAATATATTATTAACACCTTCAGAAGCTTTTAACATATCATCTTGTAATAATTGTTCAGCCTGTTCTCTAGTAATTCTTGTAATTTTTTTACCAGGGTTACGTTTATTGTAAGGTATAATATCTTCATGATTTGGTACAAAACTATAATCACCCCCCGTACTACCTCTTTCGGGGTTAGAAAAGACAGCGTGACCATAACCTGTGGTATAAGCACCATCACCTAAATTATAGAAATATAAAACAGGTTTACCACCAATACCCTCTTCTTTTTTCAAATGTTTAAATAATCTTTGGCTAGGTTTTCTAATTTTTTGTGTTTTAACTACAGGTGTTTCTTTTTTAAATGAAGGCATTTCAAATCTAATACCACTCTGATAATCATTGCCTTCAATGGTGTTGGTGATACTAGTTATTTGGTTTACGGTTAAAATACCTAAAAAAGATGCCAAAACATATTTTATTATTTTTTTCCTAAGTTGGTTGGGTAAAGATTTTATTTTTTTCAATAAAAGATTTAGATACCCAATAACATCTTCTTTTGTTTTAACCCATTTTTTAGATAAATCTAATTCTTTTTTAGTTTCTTGTGGAAAATCCCACACATACTCTGGACTAGTTTTGTCATTAGAAATAACGTCCCATTCAAATTCGGGGCTGAGAACATCTTTAACTTCATTTAATAATAAAAGTTTATGTAAAAATTTATCTAAATATTTATTAGATTCTTCTATTTTATTAGAACTTAGACTTTGGATTTCTTCTCTAATAATTTTTCTGATATTCATAAAGATTCTGTATCTATTTTAAATTTTAATTGTTTAACAAATTCTTCAGAAAATCTCTTTAAAAATGGAACACCGTCTTTACCAAAATACATTAATCCTGATATATTAGTTATACATTTATGGCCACCAGAATTAGCCTGAACCATATCCCAACCAGTAATTTTTAACATCTTTAAAGCTTTAATTTCTCTATCAGAAAGTGATGTGTAAGGTTTATCCATTATTTTTTTAATGGCGTTTTGCCATCTTTCTAATGTATAATCTGGTGAACCACCATTAGGTATTTCATCTAATCCCATAATACCATTCTCAGTATCACCTAAAATAGCTACCATATCATTAAAACTAAAACCAACAGATTCTTCCGAAAATTCTTTATTTTTTTCAGCAAAATACTTTACAGTATCAATAGATATAATTTTGTTTTCTAGTTCAGATTTAAATATACTTAAAACGTCTTGTGCTATTTCACCTAAATTAACACCTTTAAGTTCCCTACCCTTTTTATAAGGATTACAAGAAGCTTGTAATAAACCTAATGGCCATGTTATAACCAAAAAATTGGCGTTAGGGTATAATTTAAAAGGTACGTATCTATCATAAGAACCTGGTTTAAACATAGAACCCCCACCGTATTGTTTTACAATCCCATACTCTTCATCGTATTCTACATTACCACTTTTTGATTGGACCTCAATATAATTGGAAAGGTTAACTTTCATTTCTTGAGCTGTGGCGTAACCATATTCTTTTGCTAATCTAACTATATTTTGGTAAATGTTTAAAAGTGATGGTGTACATTCCATCACAAGAGTTTCTAAAAATTTTGGTTTATTTTTGTAAGCTAATAATAATTTATTAGTTACAAGTGCCATACTAATTTTATTACGTTCTAAATCTTTTCCTTTATCTAGGGTAAAAACATAGTTCATAACATCATCTGGTGTAATATCTAATCTAGCATAATCAGCACTATCTACAGTAGATATCATCATAATATCTTTTGATGGGAAAATGTCTGATGGTGAAAGAACGTTAGAGATAGTCTCAACGTTTGACCTTGAGTGTCTAAAACTTGTTGACGTACTTTTTTCAACACCAACTTGTGAATCGTGGTGGTCAGTATGTATAACAAACATTGGTTTACCGTGAGCAAAATCTACCAATACAGGCATTATTTCACCACTAGCGTCAGGTTTTTTAATTGAGAATTCTTTATCACCGTATTGAATTACTTCAACATCAACAACTTCAATACCGTTGTTTTCTAAATAATTTTTCATGGCAATTGCCGTAGTAACTCCATCTAAATCCTGATGAAAATAAATTTTAGCTTTTTGATATCTTTTAGCTAATGTATTTATATTTTGTATACCAGTTTCGACTAACAAAGCCTGTAGTATGTTTTCACTAATAATCATTATACTTATTGTTTTTCAATAAATATCACGACTTTTGGTTCAGTTCAATTAACTTATTTAGATACTGGAGGCATTTTTCTAAATCTTGTAAACCGTTTTTATGTCTCCATCTAGTAACATACTTAACAATATTGCCTTCAAAAAAGTCTAATTTTTGTGAGTGTGCGTAATCCCACATCTCAATTCCTTGGTTATAATGTGAGGGATGTTCTATTTGTTCTTTATTTTTATCTTCCATTATTTTTGTTTTTAATTAAAAATAGTTATATTTGTAAAAATAAAAAAGTTTTATGGAAAGAAAAAAATTAAATATATTTGAAAAAGTTGGTCTTTGGTGGAAATTTGAGGGTAGGTATTACCATAAAGATTTTATTAAAGGTGTTAAAAACCTTTGGTCATGGTTCCCTGTTATATGGAAAGACCGTGATTATGATGACCATTATATATTTGAAGTTTTAAAATTTAAATTAAATAAGCAAGCTGATTATATTGGTGGTAATGATAGACATTTAAGTGCTAAAAGAAATACTGAAATAATGCGTCTTGTAACTAAACTAATTAAGTTACAACAAGATGATTTTTACGGTATGGAGTTTATGGATTACCATAAAACTAAATATGACTTTATCCCAACAGACGAAAGTAAAAAATGGTATTCCATGGAAGATACTTTAGTGTCTGAAACTTTTGATGAGTATTTTAAAAAATACCCACGTCAATATAAAAAAGTGGTAAGTGGTGAAATAAATCTATATCAAAGACCTTTTGAAGAAAAAGATAAAAAATTAATTGCTATGGAGATTGCACATGAAAATCAAGATAGATGTAATAAACTTATTTTTAAACTTCTTGAAAAGAATATACAAAAATGGTGGGATTAATAACCCACCATTAATTTTTTAAAGAAATCGGTTGAGATGTCAAATTCTTCTTGTTCATCACCGACAACTGTATTAATAACACGTTTTTTCTTTTGTAACATTTCATACATCATTTCATCAATAGTACCTTGAGCTATTGGGTAATAAACATTAACAGTTTTTGACTGACCGATGCGAAAGGCCCTATCTTCCGCCTGTGCGTGATTAGCTGGTACAAAATCTAAATCATTCATAATAACTACCTGTGCCGCTGTAAGTGTAATTGCGGTACCAGCAGATACAAGATTGCCAACAAAGACTTTAATATTTTCATTCTCTTGGAACCCGTCAATAGACTTTTGTTTTTGTGTACCACTCAGTTTACCGTTATGACCCACAGCTATTCTACCAAAATGATTCATTAATGCATCAAATGAGTGGGTGAAGTTTGTAAATATAATTACCTTTTGACCGTTCTCAATTGCTTGTTCAGCTAATTCAATCGTGTGTTTAACTTTTTCTTGTGCTAAATATTTTCTAAGAACAACTAATTCAACCATGTGTCTACCTGAACCAAGACGTTTACCTTCACTTTTGGCCCATTCAAGATATTCCTCAAATACATTACCATACCCTTTCATATCATCAATCTCAATATAATAAGGTGCCACAATTTTTGGTGGTAGGTCTAGGTGGTCTTCTTTTTTTCTTCTTAAGATAAGTGATTTAGTTCTTTCATGTAACTCTTCTAAGTTAGAAGCTCCATCAGTTAACCATATATCTTTGTATTGTCCACTATTTAATTTCTTTTTAAATTTTTTACCATCACAATATCTAAATGCAAAGTATTTCCAACTAGAAGTTACTGGTGATTCACAGAGATTAAGTAGGTTAAAATAATCCATTGGTCTGTTTGCGATAGGTGTACCCGTTAATAACCACCTTTTACCAATACTTTCAGCAATCTGGTTAACTATTTTAGTCCTATCAGCTTTAGGATTTTTAACCATGTGAGCTTCATCTAATATAATAATGTCGTAACCTTCATTAACCAAATGTCTATTTATTTCCCACTCTTCATAATTTTTTCTGTTATCTATTAAAGTATGGAAATTTTTAAGTATGTCATAATTAATGATAGTAAATTTTTTGGGATTCCAATGACCAGTTTTTAAAATACTAATATCTTCTTCAGGAACAAAATTTGATATCTCACGGTACCAATTAATTTTGGCGTTAGCCGGACAAACTACTAAAACTTTTTCCGCTCCCGTTTCTAAAGCTGAAACAATGGATTGAAATGTTTTGCCAAGACCCATGTCATCAGCAAGAATACAATTTTTTTTACTTAAAAGAAATTTAATACCCTTTTCTTGGTGGGGGAAAGCTTTCCACCCTCTTCTATCTAATTTTTGGTATTTTTCAAAATCAACCTCAACATTAATTTCGGTATCATATAAGTTCTCAAATACCTGTGTTTTTGGTACATAAAAAAGTGGTGAGTATTTTTGATTTTTAAAAACCTTACCCCTAACATGATAACTTTTTTCTGTATCACCTAAAACAGTTTCAACAAATATTTTTTCAGGTACATGATTAAGTTCAAACTTTTCTTGTAACTGTTTACCCAAAAACTCTGTTATGGTAATAACTTTATTAACATCAACAGGGTCCTTATCAAAATTATTTTCTACATACTCAGATACACTGGGTGATATAGGAAAAGAACCTTCCTTATCTAATCTTTCTTTTAACGATATTAAATACTCATTTTTACCTTCATAGGTCTCTAGTTTTAATAAAGTTTTTCTATTCTTTAATTTACCAATATCTAGCATAACTTATTAAATATAGAAACAAATAGAAAAAAATAAATGAAATACGATTCTTCTAAATATTTATAAGAAAATATACTTAAATGTCAGATAAAAGAAGATTTCCAATAACTCGTGTTCATAAATTTTATGATGAGACTGATTTTGGTTTTGATAATGAGTTAGCCAGAGAATTTGTAGAAGGTGATTTAAATTTTGTTGTAATTCTTTTTAGGGTTGATAGGATTAAAAGTCAAACAGATAGTGTATACGGTGAGTCTGATGTAGAAGAAATTAAATTTCATCCTCCTGTAGAAATTAAAGTTCGACCAAATTTGGAAGAATCACAGTCTAAAGCATATTCAGAAGGTTATATGAGATATGAGGATTATGGTAATTTAACTTTTACAGTTTTTACCGACCATTTAAAAGAGTTAGGTGTTGATATAACATACGGTGATTATATCGGTTACCCTGATAAAGAAGATAATATTAAATATTTTACTGTCACAAATGACGGTAAAATTAATTCTGATAACACTAAAACTAGATTAGGTTACAAATCTTACTATAGAAAAGTAGTTTGTACAACGGCTGACCCAGAAGAGTTTATGGGTTAATATAAATAAAATTATGGCATTACCAAAAAAAAGAAAAACTGATTTACAAATTAAAAGTATAGACCCACAAGGTGGTCCTGCTCATTGGGTTGAACAGTTTTTAGAACAAAATAAACAATTTTTACCTAGGTCAGTTGATTTTGCTGATTTAGATGAGGGTTTTGTTGAATTTGTTGAAAACGACTTAGGTATAGTTTTAAAGGGTGAAAAAGTACCTGTTAATTTTTTAACATTACAAAGATGGAATGAATTTACAAAAATTTGGCCAAATACAGATAAATATAAAAATGTTAAAATACCTTTTGTTTCTGTTGTTAGAAAACCTAATCCCGAAAAAGGTACTAACCCAGCCGACTTTAAAATACCCGTAAGAAAAAATTTCCCTTATATGCAAATACCCGTTTGGGATGGTAATCGTAAAGGTGCTGACATTTACGGAATACCAAATCCCGTAGGTGTCGACATGATGTATACCGTTAGATTGTTTTGTTACAAAATGAGGGATTTAAACAAATTAAATCAAAAAGTATTACAGGCATTTGCTTCAGCTCAAGCTTACGTTAATATTAAAGGACACTACTTCCCAATCATGTTAGAAACCATTGGTGATGAAAGTCAAATTGATGATTTAGAAGGAAAAAGATTTTATGTACAAACTTATGAAATGAGGTTAATGGGTTATTTGGTTGATTCGGAAGAATTTGATGTTAAACCAGCAATCAGTAGAGCTTTAGTTACTTTTGAAACTAGTAGTAGGATACCAAAACCTTTAGCTAGATTTATTAAAGATAATGCTAAAGATGATAAAACATTAAAATGTATTATACAGTTTTTACCTGGTTCATCAACTTCTATAAGATTTTCTACCGAAGTTAAAACTAGTTTTAGTTCTGTAGATTTAGATAACATAACATCTTATACAATTTATGTAAATGGGGTTTTAACAACCATACCTTTTGTAGTCGAACCTTCTGACGTTATAATTATAAACATAGTAAAGGACGATTCAACCATGATTGGTGAAATAACACTTAGAGGATTAATTATTACAGAATGAGTAATTGTGGACCAGATATAGTAAAATATTTTATAGTAACACCATTAACAGGAGATACGTATGTAATTGGGGGGGTAAATACTCCTGCTACAAATAACACAAATAGTGCTTTAATAAACTTAATATACAATCAAGGGATACCTTTTGGGACTTATTCTTTGCCTTATACGGATGTTTATGTGACTGGTGGTACTTTTTCAAATGATATTTTATCTTTAAGAAGAAATGATGGTATTTCAATACCTATTACAGGATTTTCTTCATCACCAACAACCGATGTTTATGTAACTGGAGGAACTTTTTCAATTAATACTTTAACTTTAAGAAGAAATGACGGCATTTCAATACCTATTACAGGGTTTTCTTCGGTTATACCACCAGATGTTTATGTGACTGGTGGTACTTACTCAAGTGGTAATTTAACTCTTGGTAGAAATGATGGTGTTTTAATTTCAGTTTCAGGATTTTTTACGGGGTCTACTGATACATACGTAACTGGGGGTACTTATTCAAGTGGTAATTTAACTTTAAATAGTCAAGATAATACTATAACAATTACAGGTTTCACTGATTATTATACAACAGGTGTTACTTTAAATGGTAATGTATTAGAGTTTGATAGGAATGATACAAATAATGCTTACTCCGTAGACCTATCCTCAATTAAATTCAGTGGTAATACATCGGGTGATTGTATTACCGATATTTATGTGTCTAATTTAAATTCTTGTTCACCATTACATATTCAAAATATAAGTTCAGGTGATGTTTTAATACTTGAGAACGGTAATGGTTTTGTAGGTATAGGTACTTTAACACCAACTGAAAGATTAGATGTTAATGGTAAAACAAAAACTACAAGATTACAAGTAACTAACGGAGCTGTATCTAATTATGTTTTGACATCAGATTCTTTTGGTAATGCCTCTTGGTCACAGGGTTTAGACAATTATGTTACAGGTGGAACCTATTCTAATGGTTCTATTACCCTTAATAGACAAAACGGTTTAGTTACTATTAATGGTTTATCAACAGGTTACACATTAACTTCATCAGCTATTAACACAGCCTTAGGTTATACACCACTTTCAGCATCTACAGATACATTTGTCACAGGTGGTACATACTCTAACGGAACTTTAACATTTAACAGACAAAATGGTACATTTAATGTAACTGGGTTATCTACAGGATACACCTTAACATCTTCAGCTATTAATACGGCTTTAGGTTATACTCCTTTATCAGCATTTACCGATACTTTTATTACTGGGATTACTTATTCTAATAATAATATTATAGTTGGTAGAAACCAAGGTCAATCATCTTTAACTACAAATATTTCTACAATGACAGGTTTAACTGTTAATGGAAATTTAACTGTAACAGGTAACACATCAATGGAAGGTGTAACCGCATCAACATTAAACCTATCAACAACACCAGCAAACGACTCAACAAACAATAATGTTTTAGTAAGGGATGTCTTAACAGGTGTTGTTAAACAAAGAGATATTACAAATGCTTTAAATAAAAATTACGCATCTTTTTATGATACTGGTAATCAAACAGGTCTTGCTAATACAGTATTAACTATGTCGGCAAACACATCAGATTCTTGGAATACTGGAATTACTTTAAGTGCAAATACAAGATTTGTAATACAAAATCCTGGTGTTTATAATTTAGCATTTAGCGCTCAAATGGTAAAAACTGGTGGTAATAGTTCTACACACGCACACATATGGCTTTATCAAAACGGTCTTGATGTATTATATAGTGCTAGTCAGATTGGATTTCCTTCAAATAGTGTATATGTTGTTCCTGCTTGGAATTTCTTTTTTAGTACTACAACACCAAATGAATATGTTGAATTAAAATGGGAAATAAATAGTAATGTAGATAACCAATTGTCAATAAAACATCAACCAGCCGCTGGAAGTGTACCCGCAATCCCATCTCTTATTGTTACTATCAACCAAGTAAATTAGTTCACTTTAAAGATTTTAACAATATATTTTCAAGAAACTTAACCCTTACTAAAATATTTTAATTTAAATCTTCACCGTATATATCTGTTTTTGGTCTACATTTTTCTTTGATGAGTTTTTCAACAAAAGCAAACATCTTTAAACCATTTTTTTCACAATACTCTTTTAATAGTTTATGTGTTTGTGGTGTAATTTTTAAGTTTTTATCTCTTTTCATCTACTATTTATTGATAAGTATGACAAAAGTATCTTTTTTGTCACACTCATTTTGTTGTTATAACAACAAAATAAAATTTTTGGTAAAGTCACCAATATTTATTAATAAAATAACGAAAGAAAAAAAAATAAAATTAAAAAATGGCATCAGACAAAATATTTGTATCACCAGGTGTATTTACATCAGAAAAAGATTTAAGTTTCGTAGCGCAACAAGTAGGTGTTACAACTTTGGGTGTTGTTGGTGAAACGACTAAAGGACCAGCTTTTGAACCAATCTTCATTACAAACTATGAAGAGTTCTTAGCTATTTTCGGTGGTCTAAACTCTAAGAAATTTGGGGGAGAAGATAAAAAACCAATGTATGAATTACCTTACATTGCTAAAAGTTATCTACAACAATCAAACCAAATGTTTGTTACAAGAATTCTTGGTTTAACTGGTTATGACGCAGGAGCGGCTTGGTTAATTACAGCAAGTGCTAACTACGACCCAACAACAATTGTATCGGTAACAACTACAGGGTGGACAGCATCTTTTACAGGAAACACTTTTGGTTCAATTTCTAACGCTAACGTACAAGCGTTATACAATTTAGGATTGTTCCCTAACGGACCAACATTAACAACAACAGAACCAATACCAAATGATATAGCAACTTACCCTGAAGGTATTGTATTCACAAAAACAGGTCTTTCTTTTATAGGGACATCAGCAAATATAACCCAAACTAGTTATATATCTAGTGCGAATACTGGTTCTGTTTCTGGTACAGTTACAACTTATTCAGCATCTTCTTATTCTGAATATGAAGGTATGGCATTAGCAATGTTACGTTCTAGAGGTGATTATGGTGATGTAAATACAGTAACCGATACACTTACATTTAGAACTTTACAAACTTCAAATGGTGTGGTTATGAACCCACTTACAACAGCTACTAACGCGGAAGCTAACTTTGTTCTTTCAGCTACAAACGCCACAACAAGTGCAGTAACTGCTTACGAAGTTTCTTTAAACACATCCTCAAGAGATTATATGCCAAGAGTACTTGGTACTGATTGTTTTGATAGAGACCCTTATATTTTTGTTGAGGAAATTTATCCAAACAAATTAGCTGATTTAGTTTCAGCTGGATATATCTTAGGATTAAATTCTACCGTAACATACACAAACGATTTTAACAATTATAAACAACAATGGCAAACTCCTGAAACTCCTTGGGTTGTTTCTGAATTACGTGGTAACCTTGTTGAAAAATTATTCAAATTTATTTCTATCTCTGACGGTAGTTCGGGTAACAAAGAGATTAAAATCTCAATAGCTAACATCAAACCTGATACAAAACAATTTGATATCCTTGTTAGAGAATTTTATGACAACGATACAAGACCAACAATTATTGAGTCTTTCCGTAAAGTTGTTATGAATCCTGCTGATGATAACTATATTGCTAGAAGAATAGGTACCGCTGACGGTGAATTCTCTTTAAAGAGTAGATACATTATGATGGTTATGAACGCTGAAGCACCAATTGACTCATTCGCAGCGGGTTATGAAGGTTATGTTGTTAGAGATTATCCTGTAGGTGTATTAGCACCACAATTAAACTACAAAACACAATACGATATTGTTAATGATACAATTAGAAAAGTTTACTTAGGTATTTCTGATACAGTTGGTATTGACCAAAACATGTTTAATTGGAAAGGTTATACTAATGACGCATCACCTAATCAATGGACAGCTACAACAAAAGGTTTCCACATGGATAGTGGAGCTACAGTAGCAGGTACTTTTGAAGTAGGATGTTGTCCGTTTAGAACAATCGCTGGTATTGAAGGTACTTCTTATCAGTCTATTCAAGCTAGAAAATTCACATTCGCACCTTATTTAGGATTTGACGGATGGAACTGTTATAGAAATACAAGAACAAATACTGATAGATATAGAGTTGGTAGAGCTGGTTTTGACGCAGGTTTACTTAACGGTGAATTTGAAAACATTACCGCTACTCAAGGTACTTCTGATTACTACGCATACCAAGAAGGTATCTACACATTTAGAAATCCTGAAGCAGTAAACATTAACGTATTAGCAACACCTGGTATTGATTACTCAGAAAATAATTCATTGGTTGGTTTAACAATTGACATGGTTGAAGAAGAAAGAGCTGATTCAGTTTATATCTTAACTTCTCCTGAAGGTGTTACTTACAACAATGTTGTTCAATTAACTAGTATTGGGTTCGCAACAATTAGTAATTATACAGCTGATGACATGGTAGGTTTACTTGAAGCAGCAGATATTGACTCTAACTACACAGCCACTTATTGGCCATGGATTCAATCAAAAGATACTGAAAATAATGTTAACGTTTGGTTACCACCTACATATGAAGTAGTACGTAACATCGCTTTAACTGATAACGTATCATTCCCTTGGTTCGCTTCAGCTGGTTACACAAGGGGTCTTACTTCAGCTATTCAAGCTAGAGTTAAATTGACTGAAGCTGATAGAGATACTTTATATGAAGGAAGAATTAACCCAATGGCTACATTCTCTGACCAAGGAGTTGTAATTTGGGGTAACAAAAACTTACAAATAGCTGATTCAGCTCTTGATAGATTGAACATCAGAAGATTGTTACTACAAACAAGAAAGTTGATTTCAGCAGTAGCAGTAAGATTGTTGTTCGAACAAAACGACCAAATCGTAAGAAATCAATTCTTATCACTTGTTAACCCAATCTTGGAAAACATTAAGAGAGAAAGAGGTTTGGCTGACTTTAGAGTTCAATTATCAAGTGACCCTGAAGAAATTGACAGAAATGAATTAAGAGGTAAAATCTTTTTAAAACCTGTACCAGCTTTAGAATTCATAATCTTAGAGTTCAACGTAACTTCAACAGGAGCGTCATTCGACAATCTATAAAAAATAAAAAAGAAAAGGCTTTCGGGCCTTTTCTCTTTTTTTTAATATTTATAATAAAAAAGAAACTATGTCAAAAATTATAACAAAAAGACAATTAAATACCTTAATCGAATCTACATTAAAAGAGTATGTTCGAGACGAAGACGCTATTTACGCAATGCCAGGTGGTGAGGAATTTATGAACAAAATGGACCAAGAATACAATCCAAATTCACCTTCTGAGTATCATAGAGATATTGATAAAAAGAATCAAGAAGCAGAAAAAAACAAGGCTAATACTAATGAAGACTATATGGAAGATAAAACTTGTTCTGAGTGTGGTGGAGTAATTAAAGAAGGTCTTTGTGAGTCTGGGTGTGGGTCACAAATGGAAGAAGGTAGTTACATGAAAGAAGACGAACTTGAGGAGGGTAACGCTTTTTCAGGAGCATTAGAAACAGCTAGAAAAGAAGGTAAAACTGAGTTTGAATTTAATGGTAAAACTTATCCTGTTGAGGGTGAGGATAAGGTTAAAGAATCAGTTAAAGATTTAGCCGAATCAGTTACAAAAACTTTTAACCCTTCATTCTTAACTGAAAATATGGATAACTTTAATAAGTTAATTAATTACAGAAACAAATAAAAAAAAATAAAATGAGTAAGATTAGATATAAAATCAGAAAAGAACAACTAGAAAGAGTTGTGGAATCTTTTGTAATGGAATCTACAGAAGGTAAGATGATAGTTAAAGACGCTGCCAAAAAACATAAAATGAATATGGGAGCTGAACAAAATGATGATATGGGTGATGGAATGAAAAAAGCTCCTGTATCTAAAAAACACAAAATGAAACAAGCTCCTGAAGTTAAGAAAAACATTCATGGAAAAGTTTCTGAATCTAGAATGGCAGAAATTAAAAACATAATGGAAACTTATGGAATTACTGAAGACGAACTAGAAGAAGGTATGATTTTTAAAACACCAGAAGAACTTATGGCTAGAGGACAAAAAATAATTTCTATGGACTCAAACGCTGAAAGAATTTACAACACTATTAAAAGAGATGAAAGTAAGTATGGTGAAAACTCAGCTAATAAATATTTAATATTTATTGGAAAAAGTAAGGGTAGAATGCTTTACGCTACTTGGGATAAAGGTCTTATGGCTCCAGATAAAACAATGGGTTATTGGATTGAAAGAGGTAAACCTAGAAGTGGTTATGACAAATCTACTGGTAGTGGAACCGAACTATAAAATTATAAAAACCCCTTTTAAAGGGGTTTTTTTATTTATCACCGTTAAGTCCCTCAAAAAATTTATAATGGTCTTCCAATGACATGTTATTTACATGTACAATATCTGAGTACAATTGGTACTTGTTATTGAAAAATAAACCTGACAATAAAAAAACAATAAAAAAAGGTAGTGTGACGTTCATTGGTGTCATAGTTAACATAGTTAAGGTGACAAAAGACAAACCAAAAGAATGTTTTGTAATTAAACCAAGAATATTTTTTTTACGCAAATTACTTTCTTTTTGCTTTTTGTACTCAATCTCCTGTTCAGGGGTTAGTCTAAATTGTTCTTTAAAATCTTCTAGTGTCATAACTTTATCTATTTTTTATCAAATATAACAATATTTATCTATATATCATAAATATTTTAAAAAATATGAAAAAAATTATTTTAACAGAATCACAAAAAATAAAACTACAACAATATCTTAAAGAAGAAAAAAATATTCGTATGTATGTTTTTGATTGGGATGACAACATTTTAAGGATGCCTACAGAGGTTAAAATGGAGAAGAATGAAAACGGTAAGTGGGTCCCATTAAGAGTTTCCACAGAAGATTTTGCTCATTTTAGAACTGACCCTAATTATAGAACAACCCCTGATTCATTTTCCGATTTTACAAATAATGAGGCTTTTTTAATTGACGCAAAAAAAGCTATTAATAATAAAAGTTTTGCACCAAGTTACAAAAAATTTATTGAATCATTAATATACGCAAACCCATTCGCAATTAATACTGCTAGGGGTCATAGTCCAAACACATTAAAAGAGGGGGTAAAACTTTTCATTCAAACGGTATTAAGTGATGATGAAAAAATGATGATGATTAATAATATCAAAAAAGAATTACCACAAAGTTTAGTAAAAGGATTAAACAATAAACAATTAATAGATTTATATTTAGATGAGATGGGTGAGTTTTACCCTGTTACTTCTGAAGAGTTTGGTGATAGGTTTGGCCTTAATGTAAAAGGTGGGGCTTCAAATCCTGAAAATTCTAAAAAAGTGGCTATTGCTCACTTTGTAGAAAAGGTGTTTAAAAACGTAGAAAAATTAATCCAAAGTGGTGAATATACAAAAGTATCTTTTGGTTTTTCTGATGATGATGTTAGAAATGTTAAAGCTACGGTTGAGTTACTGGAAGATGAATTATCTAAAATGTATCCTGAAATACACTTTGTTATATATGATACATCTGACGGTGGGAATAAAAAAATAGTTATTGAGAAAGAATGAGGTTAATTTTAATAATATTAGGTGTCACTATTTTATTTTCTTGTAAAAGTACAAGAAATGGTGATTGTGATGCTTACAGTAAAAATGAAGTAAAAAGTGAAGTTAATCAGATGTAATACTTGTGAAGATGTTGTTAGATTAGTACATACTAAGTGGAAGACTTGTGAATGTGGTAAATCTGGTGGTCAATACAATGACGATTTAATTAGTGCTACTATCGGTGGTGACTGTGAAGTTATAGGTTTAAGAAATGATTTTTTTAAAGAACAACCATTTTCTAAAAAAAGAAATGGTAAAGACGTAATCATACAAGGTGAATACTTGGGTGATAATCAGATACACAGAATCAAATCAGGAAAAGGACCAAAATTAAAAATGGAAATTAAAGATAATGGTGATGGAACACATGATATTATCTTTAAAGATAAACGAGATTATACTGTAAATGTAAAAGGTAGTGATAAAAAGCCCAAAGAACTAAAGGGGGTAACATCTAATACCGAACCAAGTTTTAAAGATAAAAAGGTTAAAAAAGAATCTTTTATTTCTATTAAAAAAATAATTAAAGAAGAGATGGAAGATTTTGAATGGACAAATCAAATAGACCCATTAGAAAACTTTAAGGAATTCTTTTACGGTACTGGTGAATACGAATCTAATAGAAAAAATTCTCCAGGTATTTATATTGCTCGTGATATTAAATGGTGGTACAATTGGATTCATGAGATTGAAATGTCTCACGCCAGTTTTTTAGAAGATATTGAAGACTTAAATAACATGGTACATGACTTAGTTAATCCAATAGATGGTTCAGAAAAATATCGAATCTTAGCTATAGACGTATATTCTTACCTTTCACCCACAAGACATTTAGGTGGTAAAAATTATTTACAAGATTCAGCTAGAACAATAGTTGATGGTTATGAAACATTAGGTCTTTTTGCTAAAAAAAATAATTTAACTCTTTTAGAAACTTTATTTATTTTTGAACAGTTCTTGGATAAAATGCGTCATGAAGGTAAACCTTTACACAAAAATTAATAGAATATAAAAAAAGGGTCCGAAGACCCTTTTTTATTTTTTCTTGACTTTACCAATTACCTCATCAATAATACCATATTCCAAAGCTTCATCAGAGCTTAACCATAAATCACGTTGAGCGTCTTTTTCAACTTGTGAAGGTTTTTTACCACAATACTCACCCAAAAGTTCAAACAACAATTTGTTTGTTTTTTCCCATTCAATCATAGTAATACGTGCGTCTTGGATATTACCCCCAGCACCACCACTAGATTGGTGTAACATTGTTTTTGAAAAACGTAGAGAACTTCTCATACCTTTTGTACCCGCTCCTAAAAGGACTGAACCCATTGAAGCTGCCATACCCGTGTTAATTGTTTGGATTTTTGTGTCAATATAGTTCATTACGTCAACCATAGAGAGACCTGATTTAACAGAACCACCTGGACTATCAATGTGCATTGTGATTGTTTTCTTTGGGTCTTGTTGTGACAAGAAAAGAAGTTGTGCCTGTACCGTGATAGCCATTCTATCATCAACAGGACCAGCACACCAAATAATTCTATCCATCATCAATCTATCGAATACTGACATTGCTGCAACGTTCATCTGACGTTCTTCAATAATTGTTGGGGTAACTGAACCAATCACGTTTGGTATTGCTGATTGAAAATTTTGGTAGTCGTGTAGGGTTTGTGAGCCAATACCCATATGCTTTATTGCATATTTATCAAATTCTGTCATATTTTATCTTTTATTATTTTTTTCTTAAAACAAGAATATTTATAATAAAACAATTTGTCAAATGAAAAAACCTAATTACGATAATGCTTTAACTCTTTTGTTTGAAAATAAAGAAAGCAATGAATTAGAATACAACATACTTACCCTTGAGGGTGAAGACTTATATAGAGAACTAGCTTTTATTTTAACAGAACTTTCATTAATTGATAGGAATAGTGGTAAAAAAATTATTTCTGAAGGTGAAAGAAGATTAATGGAAGAAAGTTTCATGTCTAGTTTAAGAGATTCATGGAAAAATTTATGGGGAACTGCTAATAAACAAGCTCAACAAAATACAGGGAAAAATTTAACAGCACAACAACAACAAGCAATACAACAATCTCAAAAAGCTGTAGCTGATGCTACTCAAATATGTATCGAAAGAAAAGAAGCTGATTGGGAAGTTTATGGTACCGATAAAACCGACAAGAGTGAGGAAGCTAAAAAGGTTTGGATGCAGAAACAAATTAAATCTTGTGTTGAGGAAGTTCTTAGAGGTAGTAAAGGACAATCTATTATTGGTAAATTGGGAGATTTTTTACGTGATACTGTAGTTGGTAAAGTTTTAGTTGGTGTTATTGCTATAGGTGCTATGGCTTATGTAACAGGAGCTATTGGTTCACATACTAAAACTACTACAAAACAAGTTGATGACGGTAATGTAGATGTTTCTGATAGTGTAGTTAAAAACGCTTCTGATAGTACTTTAGATAATCAAGTACATGTTAAGGTTAATCCTGATGGTGGTATAGTTAAAGTTAAGGTTGGTTCCGATGGTAGTACCGTTGGTGTAATAGAAAGGGACCACGGAGTTACCGATTTAAAACCTGACCAAGTACAACAAGTTGCTGACAATATTATTAAAACAATAAAAGATGTTAACAAAGACCCAGACTTAGGTGGGAAACAAGTTAAATCTATCACATTAAAATTCCATTCTGATAAATCTAATACTGATGGTAATGCTGATTCTGACAATGATGGTGTTCCTGACAGTAATGATTGTAAGGGAGGACCTTGTGCTGAAACACATAATCAGAAAACTATTGACTCTGTTTTGAAATTAGTAAAACAAGGTTTAGAAAAAGATGGTATTACAACAAAAGTTAAAGTTAAATCAGAAATTGGTGGTTTAGCTAAAGACCAAGTAAGTAAAAATAGTACTGACGCGAAAGCGGAACAAGGAACTACTGTAAGTGTCGATGGTATAGATGCCCCTATTAAAACTGTTAAAGATACTAGTTTTCAACAAGGACCTTATGGACCATTAGTGGATAACCCACCAGCACCAGTTCCTAAAGCTTGTTATTTAGTTTTAAATGGCAAAAAAGTTACTTTAGGTAATGGTGATTACATTTATTTCTACGGTAAGTTAGTAAATAAAAAAATACAAACAAAAGAAGACGGTCAGACATTTGAAGGTATGATTATTAAAGGTAGTAAAGCTGCTGGAGATACTGATTATGATTTAAAAGTATTGGGTGGATTCACACTTGAGGAAAATGCTTCTGGAATAAATAAAGGTAGATATCTATCTGTACAAGTTAATAAACCTGAA